AGCAGTTTTAATCTCATAGAAACCAACTTCAATCTTCTTATTTCCACTAATTGACTTAGTAGGAATTAATGCACCGGGACTAACTTCAGTCTGTTGATAAGCATTTAAATCTAATATAGCTGGGTCAACAAAAGTTAAACCAACGCCATGTTCAATAGTCTGCTTAGTTAGACTGATTAAATCATTTGTAATCTCTTGGACTGAAGTAAGTAACATACCAAGAGGGTCATTAGATAAAGCATCAGAGAGTGGATTATACATAATCGTCCACTCATCATCTAATGCACAAGCTTTAGCACATCCAAATGCATCATTTACAAATGAAGCCTTGATTCCATCTGGATACTTTTTCTTCCAGGCTTTAGCTCTATCTTCATCTAAAATATTATAAGCAGCCGGCTTAAACCAAGCATTCTTACAAGTTACAACATTTACAGGATAGGTACCACGATATTCAGTTGATAACCTAGCCCACTGTTCGTAACTATCATAACCACCAACATTACTACCGCTAGACTGATTCCCTATTTTACCGTGAAGTTTTGGGAATTCTTCGATAGCATTCGCATAGTGAGTTTCATAACAGTAAAAAAGATATAAAACTTCACTCTGCTTACGAGCGTATAACGGAATCTTGACATTCAATCCGCCGTATGATTCAAGATGTACTCTACCTTTAGGTTCATCTACTTCACCAACAAGGTCTAATTTAACATCAATTACTTGTTCAACTTCAGGAGTCATAGGCTGATTGCAAGATGGACAAATTTCTTGTCCCATCCCTAAGCCCATTAATTCAGGATTCTGTGCCTGCATCATTTCATCAGGCATACCACTTAGTTGTTCTCCTACTTCTTCTTGGGAGTTTTCAGAAGGTGATAGAGGATTAGGATTAGGATTATTAGGGTCAATTAATTCATCACTCAATTCAAACTTACAAAGTGGGCATGAAGTAATCTGATGTGTTTCAGGAACTTCTTCATATTCTTTGACGTTATAAGTACCGTACTTCTTATCTTCCTTTACATAGTTATAGCAGCAGACAGGACTTTCCGTCGCATAAATAAATAACGAATGTAACCAAAGTAAAGGAGCATTATTATGGCGATAGATTAGTTGAGCAATCTTATCACCCATCTTAGCAGTTTCTAAATCTGCTGAATCTTCAGCATCATCAGGATATGCCTTGATAGGAGGAACAGTGACGGACAGAGCAGCAAAGATGCTCTCTAAATAAGCACGAAATACGTTAACACGTTGGTCATAATATGATTGGTCAGAGTTACCTACACCATCTAAATTCTCTGCATTCCAAATACGCCAGTCATGAGCAACTGCATCATACCAAACATTGGTAATGTTATTCCAAAAGAACTTCAAACGCCGATATTTTTGTAATTGAAGTTGCCGAGTAGCAAAATCTTCTTTCCAAAAATGGTCGCGCATCGCCAGAACATCAGCGATTTCCTGGTCGGATAGATTAAGTTCCTTGTTATGTTTTTTATCCATTACTTCATCGCATAAGTATTACGGATGGGAGTCTTAGTAGGAGCATTCCCACTTCTTAATGGAATATCACCACGCCTAACATTACGCATGGATTCTGTATTGATGGCTTCATAATCTGGCTCAGGAGAACCTAACATACCTTTAAGCCAACCACCAACACCTTGTCTAGCATGAACCATTTCATGCGCTAACACATCATTAATATCTTGATTGTCAGCTTTAATTGCTGGCATGTTTAATTCAATAGTACCAAATGGACTAGTTGAACCGTAAGTATGGTCGCCCAATATCTTACGCTTTAAATAACCCATTTCACCTATACGATTAACATTAGCTGCATTCTCAGGAAATTCTCTACTCCTACCAGCCCACGCTTGTTCCATTTCAGGATTACGTGCAGCCGTAGCATCAGACATAACTCCACCAAAGATATGTGGAACTAGTCCTTCTTCGGGCATTACCTGATTATATAGCTTACGCAAAAATCCTGGTTGGTCAGGCATACTATCCTTCTTTGATACCTAAGGCATCTTCAAGATTATCTAGTTGCGTAGTTAATGCATCTTTTTCTTCAGGCTTAGTTTCAGAATCAGGCTTAGCTGCACTTAAATTTGAAATAGCTTCAGCTTGCTTTTCTGCTAATTTAGCTCTAGACTCAGCTTCTAATCTCTGTCTAATAACATGAAAAGGAGTAGCCCTAGTTTGAATAACCTGTTGCCTAGGTTGTTCTGTCACTTGAGGCTCAACTTCCTTATTTAATAAACTAGTGATACGTTGATTAGCAATTGATAATTGCATAGACAACGCTTCACAAGTAGGACAAAACTTAGCTTCTTCACGTTCGGTTTCTAACTGTTCAGCACAATGCTCACAGTGAGGATTCATTAATTCATGGAAAAATTTAATCACACGATTCATAAATTAATGCCTACGCTTAGAATGAAAAGTCTTAGCTACCATTAAAGGCTTCGAGCTTTCTAATTTCTCAGCCTGTCTATAAAATGCAGTCCAATTACCAGTATTAGCTAATTGCTCTGTAAGTTTGTTTTGCTTCTCAAACTTCTTAAATTCTTCCGCTGCATCTTCAAAGAGTTGTTCCGCAGCGTCAATACCATATCTCTGTCCATCGTATGCGTCATCGCCATTGAACTCTGCAACATCTTCTGCTGGTTTATCACCTTTATTCTCAGCATAGTTACAGGCTTTAATTGCTTCAATAGCCATTGGGCAACAATCTGGATGACCTTCATGGTCTTTCTCATCACAGCAAAAGATTTGATACTTAGGTATATTAGTCTCTGGTGCTGGTTCATCAAATAGTGCTAAGTATTCTTCATATGCGTGCTGGCCCTTTAATCTATAGACCTGCATCGCATATTCATGATTATATTCTGGTCTCTCAGTCTGCTTAGGTTGTGGCTTTGCTTGCCACCTTAAATATTCATGCATTAACATCTTTCCTGAGATTCTAGACCCAGGAGAGTTTAATGTTAGTTCAACAGGGCATTCCAATTCACGTTCAATCTCACTTTGAATTGTATGGTCTTGCCCTCTATCTTGTCCTGCTGATTTGCAAACTTTAACAAATCTAATTTCTTTGGGTAAGTACGATTTAACAATCGGCCCCCATTCAGCTATTTTAGTTTTAGTCCAGACAAGCTCACGATATAAATAAAGTCGTTTGTTTGGACTGACTGCGAAAAAGCCTACCCAATTATTAGCCCTAAAACCCCAATCAATGATAGCAAACTTAGGCCAGAACTCAGGAATAGCAAATGGTGGTATCTTATGTAATGCATTCTCTGGTTCATCAGGATATTTTCTATCCCTAAATTCATCAAAGACCTGGCCTAAATATGCATCAAAGTCACCAAACTTTTTAGCTTTACGTTCTGCCTCAGGACGACCATCTAACGATTGACCATACGTAGGGTCGATATGAGGATTGTCCGCAAAAGTAGCATGGATATAAATACGCTTATTACCACCTTTACCAACAATGATTTTGCCGCCATCTTTGTAGGGGTCAATAAACCTTTTCTTTACCCAAGTATGTCCTACACCACCAGGCATTCCTGCACATCTAGTGATACTAGGTAATCCACTTCCAACAGGAGCACGATTACGTTCAAACGTGATGTATAAATAAATCCATTCAGTGAATGAAGTTATTTCATCAGGAGTAAAGAGGGGAATCTGCATGGAATCATATTTATGAACATCATCCTCGTGTTCACAATGCCCCAAAAATATTTGGGCTCCACCGTTCCCCATAATTCCACCGCTACCATACTGGTCTAATCTGGGAAAAGTCCAAATCATATCAGTCTTATTAAAGGTAGCACCGAACTTAGAATATATTTCCCTCGCTCGTCCTAAGATTTCATTCTTAAGTTCTGGATAAGTCCTACGCATGAAAACTTGCTTCCACTGGGGATTTTCATGCCACTTGTTAAGTATGCCATACATTAACAAAATGTCAGACTTACCAGAACCAGCTCCACCTAAATAAGCAGCTTCCTTAATCGTATGAGGAATAGCTGCAAATTCTTCCTGTTTAGGATTACACCGCCAACTGTTCTTAAGGTTCTCTAAGTCCTTAAGATTAGTCTCAACCATTGAACTAATACTTCTTAACGATGATACTGCAAGCTCCACCAGTGCATCGCACAAATGGGTCAGCTGTAACTACACCAGTAGTACTACCACCAGTTAATGCAGTCCAATTGGTACCATCAATAGATGTCTCTACAGCAGCAGTAGAATGCAGAAACACAAGAGTAGATGGTAAAGCATATTCACCATTCTGTGCTGCTGCAAATACTACACCGCATTCAATTAACTTAGTAGGTAATGCTATTGCCATCTCTACCTCATTACGTTCGGAATAGCTACGCCTAATTGTCGTAGTACAAAAAGAATCATAACTACGATAACCAAGATTTGAATAGCCATTTTAACAATTGGGTCCATAGGAATCTTAGTGGTAATTAACCATACTAAGAATCCAATAATTGCTAAAACTAAAACAAGAAGAACTAAATCCATTCTTCCCTCCTAAGTAGTAGCGTGTTGCAATACCGGAGGAACACAACCACTATAGCACATGGTTAAGAAGATTAATGATGCAAGAAGTAAAACTCCAAGCAACACAATCAAACGTGATTTATCATCTAATTCTAATTGACGAAAGACAAGCCATGCAAGAAATCCAAATACTGCTAGAATGACTAATACTAAAAGTAAAGGACTCATTAGTAGTTATCCTTCGCCACAACTGTTTCATAGTGATTCTCATTTCTAACTTGTGGCGCATAGAAATGAAATTGAACTGGGTCTTTCTTTTCTTCTTCTTTATCTTTAGGCTCCATCGCACCTGCAACGGCTGCCATATTCTTAGCTACAGAAGATAACTCAACTGCATCACATTGCATTAACTTAGAATCATCAATATGATTCAATGCCATATTTAATTTATTTAAAGCTCTTTTTGAGATTTTAGTTTTTCGTCCGTTGATATATTCACTTAAATCTTTATTAGGTACACCTGGGCTAATTTCTCCACGTGCATATGTTGATGTAGTAGGTTGTGAGATGCCAAATGAATTGGCAATTTCCATAGCTGAACGTAATCCGTTAACAGCTACTTCTTCCCCAAGTAATTTACGTAATGATTGTGGAACATTAGGTACATCCGCATCCCTACCAGGTTGTTTACTAGGAAGGACATCGGAGGTTATAATGGGATTTTCTGTAGGTTTAGGAATAGACTGATGCTCAATAGAAGAATTATTTTTCTCCTTTTGATAATCACTATGAGATACAATACCTAATGGCATACAGATGTACCTAATAAATACTTGATAAAGTATTAAAATTCAATTTCAGTTTGAGAAAATTGGGCCTATTTCCGAACCCGGACAATTCTCTCACAGGCCGGACTGAAAGTCAACTCATCCATTCAATCTTACATAATAGAAGAATATGTATAAAAGTCAAATTTGAAATTTTATTTTTTCTAAATTTTTTAAGATATGGTACCTAAATTATTTTCAGAATAAAACACATTATTACAATATGCAATTCTCATGCCAGCCCAAGGAGTCCCATAAAGACGGCTATAGTCCTATACCTGCACACAACGGCATATAAAGTCATAAATCTATACAATATTATACATGTGCATATATGTGAACATGCCATAAATTGTCACACCAAATATGTAAGTGCTTTAGAATCAATAGGTTAGAGGTGACACGGATTGTCAACCGACTGACAGGGATTGTCACTTTTAAAAGACTGTCCTGTATATAGGACGTAAAAACCTTCAAATTTGGGCCTATTTTCGCATGTTTGCCAGGTAGCAGGTATAGAATACTGGCACGGCATATGCTTTAGTATATGGTATGCGCGCGTCATGCGCGGGACGGGCCAGATGGGCCAGATGGGAGATAACGGTATAGGGTAAAATTTCATACGGGCCATAAGTAGTATAGTCTCAATATACGTGTCAGGTGCATGTGTGGTTAGATTCCACGTAAGAGCATCCCACAGTGTAGTGATTGACGGACGCGGTAAAACCTGCCGTGCATAAGATAAATTAGGGTGTCGTGTCTTCGGCTCATACCTGACAGAAAATAGGCAAGGTATGGTAAATTGGCCGATGGTAAAGAATAAATCCTAGGGTTCTAGAAGTTGGATAGAATAATCCAAAATCTAGAATTGTGACAGGGATTTATAAAGCTTAGAGAGATTACGGAAACGGTAGCAATCTACTCTAGTTCGATATGGTCTTTAACTTTGAACCTTCCAAGGTGGTCTATAACTTTCGTTACTGTATACAGTAAACGGACTGCGACCTTAATACATTCCTTGCAAGCTTTCACACTAGGCCATGAATCACTAGCCGGAAATACTCCTAGGCTTTATCAATTCCTGTCACAAATTAGGGATTGCATACTAAGCAATTACGCTCTAGTATGAATGTTAGGAGACAGAACAATGAAGGATTTAACTGGTAAGTATAAGTATAAGGTTCCTGCGGATTCGGCCCACAAGGACGCTGGACAGCAGTTTGAAAAGTCTTTCGACTATTCAGAATGCGAGACAGTGGAAGAAGCTGAGAAGGTTGCAGCTGAAAAGGGTTGGAGCCTGTTGGAATTTGTCAACGATAAGTTGATGAATGCAGCGCGTTCTAGTTCTTATCAGAATGCTCTTGCAGTCTATCGGCCTTCGGAAGTTCCGCCGGATGAGATTAAGGCTCGTATGGTTCGAGACTTTATCCGTCTCGGTCTTCCTGAAGAAGTTGCTAAGACTCAGGTTGATGCAATTCTCTCCGCTAACAACGGCTAGTTTTTAATACGGTGCATAGGTTACAAATACATCATACGTAACCTATGCATCTAATTAAACACTAAAGCACACGCGGAAACTAACAATCAACTAAGGAGTAACTAAGATGTGGTATATCTACTGGAACAAAAGTATCCAGCGTTACCAACTCTCTAACACAGAGCCGGAAACGTGGATGTGTGTATTTCAGCATTTTCAAATGGCCGTCGAATACGTAACAAAAGCTAACGGCCCACAAACTACTGTCGTTCTCTCACGTTGGGCGCAGTAGTGACAATTTACATTCTAGACTTCAGAACGACCGGCCAAACTTGGCAACGTCGTTACTGTGCATCGTATGAAGTTGCCTCTAACATACTTACTAAACTTGGGTATGTTGAAGATTCCTATAGGTATTGGTCACATCCTACAGAGAAACGTCAAACTGTGTTTGTATTTGGTGAAACACTCATCAAGTAAAAACAGACTTTTAAAAGCATTTCGTGACCATTTCGTGCCTATATCGGGATAGTTTCGTATCCGTTTCGGGTTCGTTTCGGGACTGCCCAATGGCCGCTAAGTGGTGATACCATTGGGGTTAGCTGCTAGGGGAAGGGGATAGGGTATCCTTAGGGCAGGGTTAAAGTGTCCGGTTTGGATGACAAGGGTGGAGTTTGTGTAGAGTGTTATATATTAAAAAAATAAAAAAAAATATATAATATATAATTCTATACACAACCATACCACAATGTCCACTAATCTGGACGGTCTAGGTAGGGTATTAGGGTAGGGTATCTCTCCGGGGTAGCAGGTAAACCCTTTGATTAGTAGCAGTTAGGCCACTTCGGGCAACCGCGAAACGGCTAGGATAGACTCCCGAATTAAGGCCGAAACGACCTAGAAACGACTACGAAACCACTTTTAAAATAAACTTCTGGCACTGGTAGGTTCTATCTTATTAGATAGTAAACTGAATGGAGTCCATTAGTAGGGATTAAAACCAGTATAAAACCCTACAATAAGTTTCACTAAGGAGACAAGACAATGCTTTGAATTAGGGGGTATATCCATACTTGCTAGCTTGTATGGTTGCCCATTAATAAAGAACTAGCTTTGGCATAGTAGTGGGGTTTGGCTGATTTTACAGCTACTATGACCGAGATATAGTATAAACAGCCAACGTAATGTAGCCTATGATGGTCACAAGCCCATATGAAAAATACAGAGTGAATATCACGGTTGTCACAATCTAAACAGACCTATACATATAGACGAAGTGGTAGGCTGGGCATATAGGATTGACCGTGATAATTAAGGAGGAACTAATGGAAGTTGTAATTAACGCTAAGTATGGTGGATTTAGCCTTTCGCATGAGGCTATTCTGAGATATGCAGAGTTGAAAGAAATTACTCTGTATACCACCAAAGACAATAGGTATGCGTGGAGTGAGGATATATACTACTACACTTCACCGAACTTCGAGGATTCATCGTTCTTCTCTAGTAGGGACATTGAACGTAACGACCCATATCTTGTTCAGGTTGTTAAAGAAATGGGTCGTAACGCTGATGGGAATTGTGCCAAATTGAAGATTGTGGAAATTCCTGACGATGTTAAGTGGCACATTACAGACTACGATGGATTTGAAACTGTTGCTGAGAATCATCGTGTTTGGGGGTAACTAATAATGCCCACTAAAACAATCTACGTAAAAAATCCTAAATTGTGGAAGGCATTAAAAGTGCAAGCTGCAATTGAAAAAACTAGTGTAGCCGAAATAATTGAACGGCTAATCACTATCTATCTTAAAGTAGCTAAGGAGAACAAATGACTAGAGCAGATTTGACTGCTGAAATTAACCATGTAATTGACAGTTGGATTCTAGACCATATCGGGCAAATTGAATGCCTGCGCGATATTGGTAAACTGTTGATTAAGTTCTACAAAGCCAATCAAGGCGATAGACTAAAGGTGCAATAATGACTGACCCAACTAAGATACTCGTAACTATATGTTACGGAAGATATACCCAT